GTATATTAGTGGGGACGGAATTAAAAAAGTTGATTGCGGATATTGTGAACCAGAAATAGAATTATTCCCGCCTTTGCCTCCTAGCGTTCTAAAAAGAAATGATTGTAAAGATGGAGTTTGTGTTCCAAAATCACAAAAATAACCATGTCAGATAATCAAGAATTAAAAGCTATTGCAGAAAAAGTTTTAAAAAAAGCAAATATAGATGAAGACCAAAAATTTGGTAGCATTATAGCTATATTGATGGTAATTAGTATCATCTTAACATTGGTTAGAGTATTACAGGAGTGTAACAAAACTAAAACAGAAAATATGACATCTCAAGACAAATATCAAATATACGGGGAAAGTATCCGTTCTTTTAGCAAAAAAAGGGGTTGGTTTACCAGAATGAGAGTCAAAAGAGCTGTGCGTCGTGAACTAACGCAAGACGAATTTAATAAATATGGCTTAAAATTAACAGAAAGCTTGCTTGATGCTGGTGAAAATTTACAAGATAACGAGGTAGCAACTTTAGTGGAGGCCGCACATGTTTAGTTTTTTAGTATGGTGTGTTTATGGTATTTTTACAGGCGCTATTGCCAAAGCTTTGGTTCCTGGTGAAGAAAATTTCGGTTTTATTAAAACTATTGCTCTTGGCGTTGCTGGATCATATGTGGGAGGAGCATTATTGTACTTATTAGGCACATATGATGCTGTTAGTCCAGCAGGAATTTTTATGGGCATAGTAGGCTCCGTTATAGCTTTACTTTTATATAATAAATTACAAAAATAGGTGTATCTTAATTATACATCTATCTTTTTTAAGGGTTTTTTATGGCTGAATATAAATTTCCAAAAGCTTTTTCTTATACACAAGGATCCGGCAGCGGTACCAATACGGATGAAGATTGCAGAACATTAGGTTGTAATGCTGGTGAAAAATGTTCCGAAGTTAATGTGGGCAAGGCCCCTTCGTCCACTAATGTTTATAGATGCATAAAAGATTGTATAGGAAATGCAGAAGATGTTCCAAGACCCGGAGGTTTTGACTGTAAATATTGTGAAGATGGTAAGTGGGTATTTAAAATGCCAAGATTTTGTAGAATTCCCACGGATAATAATAATAATGTTTTATGGCCCGCTGGAACCCATCCTTCTACACATATTTTTGATGAGACTATTCAAGACTGCCCAAGTCAAACTTACTATCAAAATTTTCCAGACAACAGTTCCCCCGTCCAATTTGGTTATGATTTGATATGTCCGTGTGTTCCTAAAAAGGAAGCGTCATATATCAAAGATAGTGGCAAATATAATACCGAGCAACTAGCAACTTGGACAGAGGGTGATTTTAATTTTGATGGCATAGTAGATATACTAGACGTGGCCGAATTAATGAGTTCACCAGGACCATCCACAACAAATTTTGCCAATCCCGATGATTTACCAGCTGTATTTTTTACTGGCGCTGCTCCTAGTTCAAAGTCTCTTGATAAAACAAGTGATCAAGAATGTTATGGTTGTAGCGCTTATGATTGTGAGTGTGAGGACGTTGGCTGGATAACTGTAAAAGATTTTATAAGCAGCACCGAATATGGTAGAATGCCATTTAGATTTGTATATTGCTGCCCGGAAAATACATCTTGGGATGAACCATATTGTGTAGAAACTGTTGGTAGCGGAGCTGATTCTTATGAGAATAGATTTTCTCCAGCCTATAGAAACGAATTGATAGCTTGTGAAGGTCAGGCACCAGGAGGATGTGAAGCCGTACATGATCCTGATACTTTTCGGGGATTAAGAAGTAGGGCGATACCTTCTTCCAAAATAGTTTCCACGACAACATCTAATATCAGAATAAATCTTACCTATACTGTTATTAATCAAAAACCTCTAGTAATAGAATCACAAATATGAATGAATCAATAAAATTACAATCTGGCGAATGGTACAAAAAAACGGTTCCTTTGGCCATTATAAAACACAGAGTTGTAAAAACAGATCCCATCTATAAATTCATAATCAATGGCAACATCTATATTAGATCAGATATTAATCTTAAAAAATCTTTATTTGATAATGAATATTTTTATAGTTTAAACGATATAACATCTGTAAATAAGAACACTTTACTTACTGGAGATCAATGGTTACAAACCCTACAAAAAGTTTATAGGTTAAATTTTGATCTTGGAAATGCTCATGCCAGCTCATTTTTTCCCGAGATTGTTTTTGGCTCTTTGGCTAGTAAAAATATATTTGATACTATGGTTTCAAACCTAAGACCCAAGCTTGCTAGTGATGGAACCAAGGTACTAACAGATTTTACCATACAAATCTCCAAAGGTTTTGTGCAAAATAAACTAGGATTAGAAACATCAAATATAAAACCATTTTTACTAAATGACTTATCATTTAATTTGCTAAATACCATACGCACAAACGACACAAAATACAAAGTAAAACCAGCGTATATTTCTACTCTGGATCTTTCGCTAAATGAAACACACTTATTAGAAAGTTTGTTTTCTCCAGATTCCCAATATTTACCTAAAAATAAAGATGGAAATAATATTTTATCTTATTATGTAAATCTAGCCAATCAAACACAAGCAATTAAAGAAATAGGATTTGGATTAATTGTGGACGATGTACAACTATCCTCTGTAGATAACAAAGATTTTAGCATATCTTTTGATAAAAATAACCAAGTATTAAACCAGATCATTCATTCTGAAAGGAAGATCTATGTCGTGTGATACTGAAACATGTTGGGATAAATTAAAAGCCGAAATAAATTCTGTTGCCGGATTTCGTGATGGAGGTCAACAAAATGATATTACATGTATAGTAAATAATGGTTTTAACGGACCATCAAATATATTAGAATTATTTTCTAAATATTGCCCAGTGTGCAATTCAGGAAGCAATGATCCAGATGATATAAAAAAATGCGAAGAAATTAGAGCAATGTGGTCAGGAGGCTCACCTTTGGTGAAAGAAGCCTCTAAGATTTTATCTGATATTGTATTAACTAAAATACAAAATGGATTATCTAAAATAAATAGAAGATTAAGAAATTATTTTCATAATTGTAATTTCGGACCAGACCCGGTCTATAATACATTTTTGAATAATATTGTACCAGCAATTCTTAATGAACAATTTGGTGAATTCATGAACATTTGCCAGTCTTTGAATAATATTTCTTCCCCAGATGGCGTATGCACCCAACACGAATTTTGTAAAACAGACTTATTGGGATGGGCCATACCACGACCTTGTGTACAAGCAGCAATGGGCTATGAAAGATCTAAGTATTTTAATGAAGACGGGACGTTAACTAATGAGGGAGTTCAAGTAAGTGCTGTTTATTGTGATGGTATAACCATATATGAAGCCCTAAAAAAAGATGAAAATTTAGAATGCGCAGCTAAGTTTGGAACAGTGATTATAATGGGTAAAAGACCAGAAAAAGGCGAATTGATAATCACCAAAGATGACAAACTTGTATGGTCAGAACCGGTTGGTCTACAAGGAGGATGGATAATTTATAACAGCGGTGTAAAAGAATGGCGCAGCGCTAAGGAAAGAATAAAGATTCTAAATGACATAGCCACAGAGGCTGCTCCAAAAGTAAAAGAAAAATTACAGAAAATTTTCCCCATGTTTAAGGACATTATCTCAACGGCTCAAAACAATAGAAATAAATTATATACTAAGCTAAAAAATCGCCTTCAAGAACTTATTAACAATCCAACACTATATGATGATCTTCAATTTATTGCGACAGAACAATTTTTCGCAAACATGCCACAGCCCAATCCAACCACTATTGAAAACAGTGATAAATGCGGGTGCGCCGGCGAAGCATTGTGGGGTCCGCCAGGAATAGCATGGGATCCAAACGATAAAATCTGTGGCGCAAAATACGGAACCAATTCTAAAGTACAAGGTATAATATGGACGGATCAAAATAGACAATGGGACTGTTATCTAGAAATGCGCTCCCAAAACGCAGTAATGGCCAGAGATGAAAAACCAACAGCAACTATTACATTAACTATTGATGATTGTAATTTAACTATGGCCGGAGCAAAAAGTTTGATAGCTTCTAGAGAGGCCGAACCCGCATCTCAATGCGCAAGCGCCGAAATACTAACGGTAGATAAAATCTCAGGAGAAAATGAAACTCCTTGTTCCTATACTATAACATATAGATTTGATCCTTCTAAATTATGGTTTCCTCAAGAAACAACGCCCAATCCCAAAAAAGAAGGAGACATATGCAATAATAGTGAATTGCACACAATAATGAAATTAGTGGTTGATCTATTAAATAATAGCAGATCTCCTGGGTGTGGGTATTCTTTATTTCATTTTTGGGTAATGAATTTAATTGCTGGCAATAATCCATTAACAGAAGTATTTGGCTTTGGTAGCACCGTTGCTGGAAGAAATGACATGCAGAAAAATCAATGCTCATATTCTTGGCCAAATGAAAATGATAACACGCGGACGACAAATCAAGGCGCCCCAAGTGGTCCGACGTCTTTGCCAATTAATTGTGAGGTTGTACCATCATTTATGGGAATAAATAATAGAAGTAAATTAGCTTGGGCTGCATTCTTTTTGATACTTTTCTTTAAATATTTTAATCCAAGATCGTCTGGTGTTGATGCGGCCACAAACAGAATGGGCCAGAAAATGAATGAGGCGATAAATCAAATAGGGGCGTGTAAGCCTTATGTTTCTTCATGTTGACAGTTCGCTCTGATCGGGATAGAATATATTCTTATGACAGAGTGGACAGATTATTTTTTAGGACTAGCATTGGTCGCGTCTCAAAAAAGTCACGACGTTCATACTCAGCACGGATGCATCATAACCGATTCGTCCCATAGAATTTTAGGACTAGGATATAACGGATTTCCACGAGGATTAGATGATAATATTTTGCCCAGAAATCGCCCAGATAAATATGATTGGATGATTCATGCTGAAAGAAACGCTCTGAGTAATTGTGCTATAAGACCAGAAAATGGAATAGCTTACGTTACTGGTCAATGTTGTAACGATTGTATCATGGCATTATGGCAAGAAGGAATAAAAAAAGTTGTCATGGCCGACAATCATGGTACAATGCTGTTTGATCAAAAACAACAAAATATTTTTGATACTTTTGTGAAAATGAGCGGCATAGAAATTATTAAGATAAAGCCGGACCTATCATGGCTAACAAGGTGTATTAGTAATGTATAAAACAATATTTATTATATCATCACTAGTAACTTTATTCAATATTATTTTTAATACTCCAAATATTTTTATATCAGTTTATTCAACTCTAATAATAGGAATTATAGCTCTTTTAAAGAAATAAATTATGTCAGCACTACAAGAACTTCAAAATTATACATTCGTTAGTAAATATGCTAGATGGCTCCCAGAAAAGAATAGAAGAGAAACTTGGAAAGAGGCGGTTGAAAGAGTAAAATCAATGATGCACACAATGTATCATGATAAAAATATTTCCTCTGATATAGATTGGGCTTATGAAATAATGTATAAAAAAAAGGTTCTTGGTAGTCAGAGAGGACTACAGTTTGGAGGAGAACCAATACTAAAAAGACACGCAAAAATATACAACTGTACTAGCTCCTATTGTGACAGATTAAGGTTCTTTCAAGAATGTTTTTGGTTGTTGTTGTGTGGTAGCGGCACTGGATTTAGTGTACAGAAACACCATGTATCAAAATTACCAAATCTAGAGCATGATGTACCAGACAATAATGAAGGTATAAAATATGTTATAGAAGATAGTATAGAAGGTTGGGCAGATGCTCTTGGTGTGTTGCTGAGTAGCTACTTTAGTAAACCTATCGAAGAATACAAAATCTATAAAAATAGCTATGTAATATTTGATTATAGCAACATAAGACCCAAAGGTTCAGATTTAAGCTCTGGTGTGGGCAAAGCCCCTGGATTTGAACCCTTACAAAAAGGATTAGAAAAGATCAGAGCCTTATTAGATAGATGCATAAGTAATGGACAAAAAAAATTACGACCAATAGATGCTTATGATATTGTTATGCATAGTAGTGACGCTGTTTTAAGTGGTGGGGTTAGAAGAAGTGCTAGTTTAGCATTATTTAGCCATGATGACGAAGAAATGGCCAAAGCAAAAACTGGCAATTGGTATATAGAAAATCCTCAAAGAGCACGAAGCAATAATTCTGCGCTCCTATTAAAGGATAGTACAACTCTGGAAGATTTTAAAAAGCTAATGAACAGTGTTAAGGAATTTGGAGAACCAGGATTTATTTGGAGTGATTCTACCGAGATGACCTTTAATCCGTGTGTGGAGGTTGGTATGTGGCCTGTGGATGAAACTTCTGGTAAAAGCGGTTGGCAAGGATGCAATCTAACCACCATTAATTGCTCATCAATAGAAAATGAAAACGACTTTTATGAAAGATGCAGGGCTGCTGCTATTATAGGAACTTTACAAGCTGGATTTACTAAGTTGGACTATCTTGGTGAAACTAGTCAGCGTATTTTTGAAAGAGAGGCTTTACTGGGAGTTTCTTTAACTGGCACAATGGAAAAACATGATCTGGTGCTATCAGAAAAAGTATTAAAAAATGGTGCTAAAATTGCTGTAGAAACAAACAAAGAATTTGCTAAAAAAATTGGAATAAATCAAGCAGCCAGAGTAACTTGTTTAAAACCAGAAGGAACATCCTCAAGCATGCTTGGGACAAGCTCTGGTATTCATCCACATCACGCTAAACGCTATATACGCCATGTGCAGGCCAATGTTTTAGAAGCTCCGTACCAACACTTTAAACAGGTAAACCCACAAGCCTGCGAACAGTCTCGTTGGTCAGCTAATAATACTGATGAGGTTATTAAATTTCCTATAGAAGTTCCTGATGGGGCAAAATTAAAAAATCAATTACCAGCAGTAGATATGCTTAAAGTGGTTAAGGATACTCAAAAGCATTGGGTAAATAGTGGAAAAAATAAAACACTATGTACTCAAGAATATCTTAGTCACAACGTCAGCAACACCGTGACTGTTAAACCAGACGAATGGGACGATGTTACAAAATACATATACGAAAACCGAAAATATTTTGCTGGCATTAGCCTTATTCCTCAAAGCGGAGATAAAGACTATCCACAAGCTCCATTTACTACTGTATATACCAGCAGAGAAATTGTAAAAGAATACGGAGACGCCGCATTGTGGTGTTCTGGATTAATAGAGTTGGCTCTTAATGCATTTGATAATAATGTTTGGGCCGCTTGTGATTATGTAAGCATGAATCAAGCTAAAGAAAATGATTCCAAAGAAAAATTACTATTTGTTACAAAAATGAAAAACTTTGCTGGTAAATATTTCGATGGAGATGTAAAAAGATTAACATATTGCATGAAAGATGTTTATAATTGGAAAATTTACTGTGATCTATTTAATAGTTTTCAAAAAGTTGATTATACACAACTATTGGAAATGGAAGATAATACTGCGGGAATAGAGGAAATTAGTTGTGCAGGCGGCGCTTGTCTAATTTGATTCCTCTTTCAAAAGGCTAAATCATTGAAAAAAAATAATAAATCCAATAGAAAAAAGAAAACAATTGATGCTACCAATTCTATAACTCCAGAAATTGGCTATGCTTATAGAAACAAATTAACTCCCAGAACCAGCAATCAAAAGTTATATATAGATAATGTGCATAGAAATACCATAACTTTTTGTCAAGGATTAGCTGGTAGCGGAAAAACTCATATTGCCGTTGGAGTAGCGCTGGAATATCTTTTGGAAAATAAAGTTAAAAAAATCATTATAACACGACCAGTTTTAGAAGCAGGCGAAAGAATAGGATATTTGCCTGGAACAGCAGAAGAAAAACTTCATCCATATTTATTGCCAATAGTAGACGAAATCTTACATTTTATACCAATGGCTCAATATGCATCTTTAAAATTAAATAATAAGATAGAAGTTGTGCCATTGGGATTAATGAGGGGTCGTAATTTTCATGACTCTTTTGTTATAGCGGATGAGTGTCAAAACGCATCATACGATCAATTAAAAATGTTATTGACAAGGGTTGGTCAACGCAGTAAAATGGTATTAACTGGGGATGTGAAACAGTCGGACTTAAGCAAACATCTTCAAGGCGGATTTAATGATTTGATGAGCGTTCTTAACGATATAGATGGGGTGTCTCTAATAAGATTAGAATCATCTGATATAGTCAGAAATCCTATCATAGTTAGCATTTTAGATAAGTTAGAAACATACGAGAATGAAGAAAGAAAATAGTAGATGCTTAGTGTTGAATGCTGACTATACGCCATTGATCATAGTAGATTGGAAAAGGGCTATGATATGGTTAACCACAGAAAATTCTAATATAGAAATTATAGACTTTTATAAGGATGATTTTATACAAGGAACGGCTGGCAAACAATATCCCATTCCTTGCGTTATTAGAAGTAAAGTTTATTATAGGTTAAATAATCAACGGGTGAATTTTTCAAGAAAAAATGTTTTTATTAGAGATAATTTTGAATGTCAATATTGTGGATCTAATATGTCTCAGGTATCATTAACATATGATCATATCATACCAAAGTCTGTGTGGAATAGAAATAATGGTTCTCCCACAAATTGGACCAATATAGTTACCGCATGCATCAGTTGTAATAATAAAAAAGGCAATAGAACTCCGGAACAAGCAAAAATGAAATTATTGAACAAACCCTATATACCCACAAAGCATACGAAATACTTGCCAATATCCCATTTTCTGACTAAGATAAGAAAAGATATACCTGTGGAATGGAATTTTTATTTACATAATTAGTATAATGCCAGAATATTCTTACTCTTGTGATGTTTGCAAAAAAACTTTTTCTGTCGTATGTTGTATACGAGAATATGTCGATAATCACCTTTGCGAAACTTGCGGAACAAGATGCTACAGAAATTATCATGAGGACTTGTCCACCCTAAATACTAGTGTTAAACTAGGAGATAATGAATTAAAAACATTAGGACACTTGGCTCAAAGAAATACTGATAGAATGAGCGAAGATCAAAAAAACGAACTATACAGAAAACATAATTCTTACAAAGAAGACGTTCCAGAGAAGCCATTACCAAAGGGTATGAATAGAGTTAAAAAGCCTCCTAAAATTAAATGGACAAAGAAAAAATGACAATATATTCTATCAAAGAAAAATCTGAAAATGAATCGAAAACCATCTTTTACACAATGATAGGTAAAGATGATATTTTTGATGGCGACGGATTTCCTGTTACACAACAAGAGTCAAGAGCTTTTGCAAAAAAAGTATACAAAGACCAATTTATGTACTATATCAAAATAGGACCAAACGGCAGGATATATAATCCTATGGGTATGTTTTCAGAAGGCAACCATAATAAATTTTTAGCAAAACTAGGGAAACCAGAATGGAAATTTACCAAGGTTAATCAAAAAGTGTTTGATCTTTATCTCAATTTTCTCAAAACAAAAAATATCGCATGGCTTAATACTGCACAAAGGGAACTAACATGAAATCATTATCTAAAAATCAAATTTATGCTATTCTGTATCTAAAAGATGTAAACAATCTACAAATAGAAAATATTTCTCAAGAACTTAATATTTCTCAGGATAGGTTGCAACATTTTTTTGATAGCGACTATCAACAGTATACTAAAGTTAAAAAGCCCACCAGCAAAGATCTTATGATAAGAGAAACATCTTCTAAGAAGACTAATAGTGTTTCTATTATGACCAAAGAGGCATCCGAACTCAATGACGCCAACAGAGAAAAGATTATCAGAAAATCTTCTCAGTCCAATCCGAATATTTATAGGATCAAATGAAGTTTATTTCCAAATATTCAAATAATAAAGAAGTCTCTGCTGCCCAATTTATTACAGAATTAATTTGTGAAAATAAAGCGCGAGCAGATAAAAAAGATCTACATTTTAGATTCTGGAATAGTAAAGAATGGTCTCTATTTTATAGAAATCAAATAGCTTCTGCTAACAAACTTCTTGAAAAGCATGATGCTATAGATATCATAAGGGCCTTGAAAACAGAGAAGGGTGGTAGAATTTATTCTTTGCGGGCCAAGTATTTGATTCCTATGATACTAGCAGAACAGCAAAAAAGTGAATCTATGCAAAACAAAAGCCTGGATTTACAAATTGAAAGAAAAGAAAATCTTGTGATAAAACAACATAAAGTTCAAAAAAACATATTATCAACACTAGAGGATTTAGACAATGGTTAGCACCATAAAAGAAGCTGTTAAAAAAGATTTTGGTGAAAATATAATTTTATCTGGCAAATCTTTGGTCGATAAAAATGTTATGACCATTCCGGTTAGTCCAGCTATTGATATTATCTTAAATGGTGGAATACCAGAGGGTAGTTTTGTAATTTTAACTGGTCAGCCTAAATGTGGAAAAACCACCACCTCGCTCGACTTCTGTGCAACTGCTCAAAAACCAGAGTATGATGGAGAAAGAGGCCCCAGAAAAGTGTATTACCTAAACATAGAAGGTAGACTAAAGAAAAGAGATCTAGAAGGTATACCCGGATTAGATCTTGATAGGTTTCATATAATAGGCTCTCAAACTGGTAAAATATTGCATGGAGAAGAGTATCTACAAATAGCAGAACGAATAATAAATGAAGAGCCTGAATGTATTCTAATCATAGACTCATATTCTGCCTTATGCACAGAAGCAGAGATAACAACAGATATGAGCAAAATGCAAAGAGCTGATGGTGCAAAGTTATTAGCTAAATTTTGCAGAAAAGTTGCTAATGTTATTCCTGTGAATAAAAATATTGTTATTGGCATAACTCATCTGATGGGCAATCCAGGAATGGGGCATAGTGAGTGGAAAGAAAAAAGTGGACAGGCTATTGCATATCAAACAGATATAAAATTAAGGGCTAAATTTCATCAGCCGTGGAAAATAGGATCAAAAGACGACGAAACACAAATAGGTCAAGAAATAGAGTGGAATGCTCAGTGTTCTGCTCTTGGGCCTCCTGGTGGAAGCATTAAAAGTTTTATAAGGTATGGTCAGGGTATAGACAAGGCGATGGAGCTGACCACCCTAGGAGCGGATATGGGGCTTATATCTAAATCTGGTGCTTGGTATAGCATGTCTTTTTTAACCGGGTCAAAAGAGAAAATGCAAGGCATAGAAAAGGTTAGACAATTTCTAGTAGATAATCCAGACGCATACAAAGAACTATATACCCAGATCAAAGGTGTTATGGGCCTAAAATGATCGTGAAAGATCTGGATGGAAATTCTTATAATTGGTCTTTTCTAGGAAAAATGGTCAATTTAAAATCCAATATCTCTAGTTTGCATAAAAAGGCCAACGAATTATTATTAGAAATATATCCAACAATACCCATTCTACAAGAAGTAGATATATCGTTGCGTAGAAATCAAACCTTATACCTAGACTTCTATATCCCCATGTTAAAAAAAGCTATAGAAGTTCATGGCGAACAGCATTATAAATTCGTAGCACATTATCATAATAATGCTATGGGATTTGTAAAGCACAAGAAAAGAGATAGAGAAAAACAAGAATGGTGTGAAATTAATAATATACAATACATAGAATTACCATTTAATGAAAGCCTAGATCAATGGAAACAACGAATAATAAAAGCATGACAGCAAAAGAAGAAATTTCTTATTGGGATAATATCTTAGATGAATACGAAAATTCTATAGGATTGCCAAAATATAATTCTTCGTCTATTAGTGAGGATGAACTAAATCTATATTTAACAATGAGTAGGGATGAGATAGAAAAACTCACACCAGAAGATTGTGGACAAATAGCATATAGGTTGGGGCAATTTAGTTTTCATACACAAAGAACAGTTAACAGAGAACAAGCCAGATATGATTGGGCAGAGGATACTATAAAAAATATTATTGCGGACGAAATTAATTCATACAAAGGATATGGATATATAGAAAAGTCTACACAAGCAATAAAACACAATGATAAAGCTAGTGCATTGGAAAAAATCAGGAAATATGCAAAACAAAGACTCAACAGACTATCATATATAGCGACCTCCATCAATAATCTGTCAAATATATTATTAAATGTACAAAAATTAAAGGTGAAAAATGGGTGATTTATCAGATCTTGATCCGGGGCAAATAAAACAATTAATAGGTCTTTTAGAGGGAATGTTGCCGAAAGAGAAATCTTCTACTAAGAAAAAAAAGACTGCTCCCAAAAACAATAAGAGCGTTACTAGATCCAAACGCATTGTAGACAATGAAAGAGAAAACAAATTCTTGTCTATGCCAGAAATGTCAATGCATAAATCTGATGCTGCAATAGATAAAAAATTAAATAAGTTCCCACCAACCCCCAGGTCCAGAGGATTCTCTCTTGTGCAAGTTACTTGTAGATTGTGTGGGAAAACAGAAGAAATTAGCCCAAAACTTGCTCCGGAATCTGTAGACAGATACAAGTGTAACAACTGTTCATCATCAGAGGGTTAAAATGATTTTAACGGATCCGGCTGCTGAAAGAGCTGTATTGTCTGGTATTATTCAATACGGCAATGAAGCATATCTTGATGTTGCCGATGTTATTACCGAGACCACATTTAGTATAGATAGTAATACTATCATATATAAGTGTTTACACAAGCTTTTTGAGCAACAAGAATTCAAAACAATAGATATTGCATCTATATATTCTGTGGCGCAAGAATTAAATTTATATCATATTCTATCAAAGAACGAAGAGTCTTTACATTTAAAGTCTATCATATCATTTCCGGTTGACAAAAATAATCTAAGAAAATTTGCAGCAAAAATAAAAAAATTAGAAATAGCAAGACTATTGCATAAGCAATTAGAAATTGCACAGGATAAGATACTTGATGTGACGGGTAGCGAGTCGATTAATAAGATATTATCTTTGGCCGAGGATACAGTTTTTGATTTCACTAATTTACTAAACGACGGAGAAAACAATCCTTGCTTAGTTGGACATAATGCTCTGTCCTATGTGGAGGATCTTGAAAAAAATCCTGTGGATCAAGTAGGAATATCGACTGGATTTCCAATATATGATCAAGCTATAGGCGGAGGTTTAAGACGAGGAACTATAAATGTAATAGCGGCTAGACCAAAAACTGGCAAAACCCTATTAGTGGATAATATGGGATGGAATATAGCTAATAAAAATATACCAGTACTCAATCTTGATACAGAAATGACCAGAGAGGATCATATAAATAGACTAATAGGAATGATTTCTGAAAACGATCTCAGAGATATAGAAACCGGTAAATTTGCTCAATCGCCAGCGAAAAAAGAAAAAATTTATCAAGCAACAAAACAATTGTCCGAGTCCCCCATATATTACAAATCGATTGCTGGCAAAGCGTTTGAAGAACAATTAAGCATAATGAGACGATGGGTCACAAAAGTAGTTGGTCTTAATTCTGATGGATCAGCAAAAGATTGTGTAATTTTTTATGACTATCTAAAATTGATGGATACTCAGGGTATGAGCCAAGACCTAAAAGAATACCAATTGCTTGGATTTATGATGACGTCGCTCCACAACTTTGCTGTTAAATTTAAAGTGCCAATAGTTGCATTTATACAACTCAATAGAGATGGCATAACAAAAGAAAGCACAGACACAGCAAGCGGATCAGACAGAATTGTTTGGTTGTGTAGCAATTTTACAATTTTTAAACGAAAAACAGATGAAGAAATGGCAGAGGATGGTCCTCAAAATGGCAACAGAAAATTAGTACCTGTTATTAGTAGGCACGGAGG